AAGGGGAGAGTTACTGGTGCAAATGGTATATCATCATCAAAATCCATCGGTGGCTCGTTATGTTGTGTTGGTGATGGTTGCTGCTGTGGTTTCTGTGACTGCCTGTCGGCTGCTTGTTGTTTGCTGTCGCCAGTGCCTCCAAGCATTTGCATCACACCATTAATTCCAACATTAATCTCAGTGGTGTAGCGGTCTTGCCCTGTCTGGTCTTGCCACTTTCTGGTTCTCAGCATTCCCTCGAAATAAACCTGATCACCTTTTTTCACATACTGCCCTACGACTTCAGCAAGTTTCCCGACTACGGCAACACGATGCCATTCAGTCTGCTCCTTTTGTTCGCCAGTCTGTTTATCTCGCCACTGCTCTGATGTAGCGACTGTCAGGTTAGCGAACGCCGTCCCTGATGGTGAATAACGAACCTCCGGGTCTTGTCCGACCCGGCCTAAGATGATCACCTTATTTACGCCTCTACTAGCCATTTATGCCGCCTGTTTTAGTTCGTTAACTCTGATGTTCATTACCTGAACGCATTTTGTCTGCGCATCATCGTGACCAGCCAATAATTGCCAGTCATGCTGATATCTCTCAATTAGCTTTTGCTTGTCAGTTTCTGTTGCTGCATAATCGCTGAAGTCTTTCAGGATTTGTTCGCAGTCAACCGATGGAGATTTCTGGTTGGTATTTTCTGGTGATGGTTGATTGCATGATGCTGGCATGGCCCAGTCCGGCAGCGATGGAGGGAGCCAGTAAAATCCTGTTCCATCCTTCAGTTTGGCCCTGTGCCATCCTTGTTTCTTATCACTGGATATCTGCGCAAAACCTTCCTCAAGGTTATAGAGATACCGACCAATTCCCCACTGAACGGCAGCACGCTTCATTGCGCCAGAGCGACCGCCTTTGACGGCTTCTACCTGTGTGTTTTCAGCAGCATCCCATTTAGTTACCCATTCGGAATCAATCTTGATTGATATGCCGCATTCAACGCCACCGTTGTTGGGTATATCGCGGTATTCATTGCGCCATCCTGCTTTGCCGCAAACATCGTCCAGGCGTTTCATGATTGCCCTGTTCGTGACATAAGCCAGCGCCATAGCCCATACTTTGCCATCGCGTGTTTTACCACTTTGCTGTATTCGCCATTCGATATCTTCAGCTGCGAACGGCTCATCTAACTGATCCAGATTCATGAGTAATACCCTGCAAATTCATCCCAGCTAATAACCGGATTCTGCCGTTCTGCGGCTAAGTTAATTTGCTGCTCCACTTCTTCCTCAATTTCAGGAGAACTGAGAGCAATAAATTCTTCATCATCAAAATCATGCAACATGACGCGCCTCCCATTCTTCGTCCTGCCACTTATCCCAACCAAGAGCTATTCCGGCAGCCCATGTATACGCATCAGACATTCCCTGTTTTGTATCCGGAAATACTTTCTCATATAGCTTGTTGAACTCCCTGTTTCCTTGCTGAACAAGAATTGTTCCATTAACAGGAGTAATGGTCATGGCGTGGCACTCCTGGCTGATTAAGAATTTCACCGAGACGTTTCCATCCGGCCCGTAATTTTCTGGTGATACGCTCTAAAAGTGATTCATTAAGGTGTGCGATACCCATGACGGCACCGCCCGCGATAGCAAATGTCATCGTGGGATTCTCCATTTTTATTTATTGGCATAGCGAAAACGCCTCGATATGAAGCGCTATTGATATACTGGTAAAAAAGCCGCCCTGACTGCGAGCGGCAAATAACATCAAGGGATGATTTTTCGATTAACCAGAACGAGTCGTCGTCCTCGTTTGGTTACGAGCGATATTGCTCGCAATGCGGAATCACAGAATCCGCATTAAGTGCATCACTCACACTCTACAAACTCACCATCTTTATCCAGTTGATACCATGTATTCGGCATAATACCGTTCTCGCCAACCTTGCTTGCTCGAATATGAATTAACTCGCCATCTTCATCTCGATAGCAAAGCACAATAGCTCCGCCTTCAGATGCCCTGGCTTTTCCTTCTATTCCGAGTGATGCCGCTACGGATTGCGATCCAGACACTTCCGCTGCTGAACAGTCGCCAGTGTTGGTTGCTGCTGACTGGTAGCCAGTGTTGGTTGCTGCTGATCGGTTACCAGTGTTAGTTGCCGCTGACTGGTAGCCAGTGTTGGTTGCTGCTGACCGGTTGCCAGTGTTAGTTGCCGCTGACCAGCTGCCACACATGATCTGCTGCTCAAGAGACTTATCTATCTTGCTCCAAATCCATTCGATACCACGTTGAATGAACTGAGGAAGCGTTAACTCATCCTTAATTGTGATACTGGAACTGGCTATTTTAGTGTCACCTCCTTCTTCACTGTCTGTAATACCAAAAGATATTGTTTCCGCATAGCGGCTTTCTGCCGGCGGATAATAACTGAAAACATCGAAAGGACATTCACAGGCGTGAAATCCAGAACCGCAAGCCTCTACTTTTCCATCGTGATGGAAGGTTTCACCGATTGCAAACTGAAAGCCACGGCACTTTAGGTCTTTGTTAAATCCCTTGAATGTCACAATTTCTTTGGTCATGTTGTTATTCCTTAAATTTTGGCAATAAAAAAGGCCGCATTGCGACCTGATTAGATGAGAGGTTTGCTGCCTGAATAATTATCTAGCGGTAATTTGCCCGCACTTACGATGACCAGCCGCGTAAAGTGCTACGTCTGGAAGAAGTACAGATCCTCCTTCAACTTCCTTCTGACGCGTTCCGGCAAGCGAAATGGCTTTGGTAACGCGGTCAATTCTTTTGGCTTTAACCTCATGAGAAGCATCAGGAGCATCGCAGCCAAAAATTGAATCAATGATATTGCAGATGGTGTCGCGCTCCATTGCTAGCTTTCTGCGCCGCTCATGACGGCGAGTTTTAGCATTGCCTGCAAACGTTGACTTCCCGTAGATAATAACCGTCATGATTTAATCCTCATGTGAAATGGCTTTGGTGTTGCAGATAGCCAGGCGACTAACCCTGACCGCGTACTCATTGCCGAGCGCCTCCGCCGAAGAGGTTGGCTTCTACCTGCAACCCAAACCCATCTCGTTTGGTATTTGTTCGCGCTTTGTCAGCGCATCATCGAAGTTAAAGAGCGTTGCCTTTCCGTTTGGCTACCAGCGTCCTGCTGATGGCTAAAATTTAAGACTTCTTAATTAAATGGTCAAGTGTATTTTTGAAGAAAACTTAAATATTTTATCGTTACTTAAGTTTTTATTTGATTTTTAAAGGAAAATGTAGTGTGAGGGGCGGGTGCCCCTTATGGAAGATTTGCGAGTTTTGCGTCAACAACTACGCCAATGATTTTGCAGTTTCCGTTGATTTCTATCATCGGATATTGTGGGTTTAATGGTTTTAAAAACTTTCGGCCTGCATCCATAACTAATTTTTTGAATGTGGCCTCGTTTTCACCTTCTAATTTTGCAACAACCAGCTTGCCGTTTCTTGGTTCGACTTCGGGATCAACCAGAATTATCATTCCTTCTGGAATGCTTAACCCTGCCGGTGCTGTCATAGAGTCACCTTGGACATCAAGCCAAAATGAATCTTCTGAACAATCTACAGTGGTGTCGTGCCAGTTCTCTATCGCGCGCTTGTGATAAGGTTCTACAGCTTCCATCCATTGCCCTGCGCTTACCCAACTGATAAGAGGGTATGATCCTCTTGGCTCATGCCTACTATGATAGGCAACGTTTGTCTGGCTTAAATCTCCTTTCAGCAAATAGTCAGGGGAGCACTGAAGAGCCTTCGAAAGTGCCAACAGGTTCTCCCCATTTGGCTCAGTCTCCGAGCGCTCCCATTGCGATATTGCAACATTAGACACTCCCACCATCTTACCAAGAGCGGCTTGTCTAATCTTGAGTTTTTTTCTTCGAGCGCGAATACGCTCACCCATCAATTGTGTATTCATAGTTAAGTCATCTTAAATAAACTTGACTAAAGATTCCTTTAGTAGATAATTTAAGTGTTCTTTAATTTCGGAGCGAGTCTATGTACAAGAAAGATGTTATCGACCACTTCGGAACCCAGCGTGCAGTAGCTAAGGCTTTAGGCATTAGCGATGCAGCGGTCTCTCAGTGGAAGGAAGTTATCCCAGAGAAAGACGCATACCGATTAGAGATCGTTACAGCTGGCGCCCTGAAGTACCAAGAAAACGCTTATCGCCAAGCGGCGTAAGCAAAACGCTCTTTACCAATCTGAACCGCCGACAACGCGGTAAACCTATTTCAAAGCGCATCAACGAATGCGCACAACTAACTATTAACTACAGGAATGTTCACATATGGAACTCACAAGCACTCGCAAGAAAGCCAACGCAATTACCAGCAGCATCCTTAACCGGATAGCTATTCGTGGACAGCGTAAAGTCGCTGATGCGTTAGGCATTAACGAATCTCAAATTTCACGATGGAAAGGCGATTTCATTCCGAAGATGGGGATGTTATTGGCGGTTCTGGAGTGGGGTGTCGAGGATGAGGAGTTGGCAGAACTGGCAAAGAAAGTTGCGCATCTGCTGACAAAAGAAAAGCCTCAAGACTGCGGGAACAGTTTTGAGGCCTGATGTAGAAAGACTGGATCAATCCACAGGAGTAATTATGCCAAAACGTAGTAAGAAATACCAGGAAAAAGAAGAGATTCGACACCCTGATTCACCTGAGGGATTAGTGGTAGCAGCAGCAAATAACAGGGCGTTCGCAGAGCGCTTTGTTGGTGTTTACAGACTAGCCAAAGCAGGAGTGAGACATGGGCGTCGTTAAGTTAGCAGACTACAGACCGTTAGAGCCGGTCGTGGAGCGTAATGTGGCAGATCTCGATGATGGTTACGCCAGACTATCAAATATGCTGCTTGAAGCTTATTCAGGCGCAGATCTGACCAAGCGACATTTTAAAGTGCTGCTTGCCATTCTGCGTAAAACCTATGGGTGGAATAAACCAATGGACAGAATCACAGATTCTCAACTTAGCGAGATTACAAAGTTACCCGTCAAACGGTGCAATGAAGCCAAGTTAGAACTCGTCAGAATGAATATTATCAAGCAGCAAGGCGGCATGTTTGGACCAAATAAAAACATATCAGAATGGCGCATCCCTCAAAATGAGGGAAAATACCCCTAAAACGAGGGATAAAACATCCCTCAAATTGAGGGAGTGCTATCCCTCAAAACAGGGGGACACAAAAGACACTATTCAAAAGAAAGAAATACAAGATAAAAACATTATGTCCGAAAGTGTTCGGACGAAGTGTGAAAAATCATCTGGCCATCACGAAGAAACCGACAAGGCATTCGAGGAAATTTTCTGGTGTGCTGGAATGCGGAAAGCCGGGAAGAAAAACGCAGCTTCGGCATTCAGAACACAGTTCAGGGAGTGGCGTAAAACCACCAGGGGGACGGCAAGCGAGTTTGCCACAATGCTGGCAGAAGATATCGCGTGCAGGAACGGTAAGCAGTTCGGATTCGACAGGTTGTTACCATCGAGCTACCTGAACGGTCAACGCTGGAACGACGAGAAGCCAGAAACCATTCAACCACAATCCAAACCATCATCCGCAATCACCGTATCGAAAACTGGCTACGTGTTTTTCGACAGGTGAACCATGAAATCAAAAATCAAATCGCTACTGGTCGCTGGTTATAACCACGGCTGGTTAAGTATTTCGTTTGTCGATTTCTGGTTTAAAAATCTCAATCTGAGGGAATTATGACACCGAGTGAACTCAGCGACCTGCTTTGGGCGCAGGTTGACAGGGTGGCTCCTCACCTGTTGCCAAACGGCAAGAAAGACGGGCATGAATGGGTTGCTGGTAACGTCAACGGCGACAAGGGGAACAGTCTGAAGGTTAACCTTAGCGGAAAGAAAAAATGGGCTGATTTCGCTGAGGGAGACGGCGGTGACATGCTTGATTTGTGGATGGCGTGTCGTGGAATTAACCTGCATCAGGCCATGCAGGAAGCGAAGGCATTTCTCGGCATCAGGGAGGACGATCACCATTTCGACGCCAGACGTGAGAAGAGATTCTCCAGACCTGACCGCAAGAAAATCGCCCGCTACGTTACCAGAACAGAATCACATCTTGAGTACCTGCAATCGCGGGGCATATCGCCTGAAGTCGCGAAGCGATACGAGGTTGTCAGCGGAAAGGTCTGGAATGGCGAACGTGAACTGAGTGCCCTGGTGTTTCCGTACAAACGCGATGGCGAGCTGCTGCAGGTCAAGCGAATCAGTACTGAACGTCCGGACGGGAAGAAAGTCATCATGGCAGAAGGTGACTGTGAACCTTGCCTGTTCGGGTGGCAGGCTCTCGATGCTGGCGTGAGGGCGGTTATACTTTGCGAAGGCGAAATTGATTGCATGAGCTATGCGCAATACGGAATACCGGCGCTATCTGTCCCTTTCGGTGGCGGGAAAGGCGCCAAGCAACAGTGGATTGAGTTCGAATACCACAACCTCGACAGGTTTGAAGAAATATTCATTTCGATGGACGTTGACGATGTCGGGCGTGAAGCAGCAAGGGAAATCGCAAGCCGACTGGGTGAACATCGCTGCCGTCTGGTTATACTGCCACACAAAGATATCAACGAATGCCTGATGAACGGCGTCACCGAGGATGAAATCTGGCAGTACATCGGGACAGCGTCATATTTCGACCCCGAAGAACTTTACAGCGCCCGTGAGTTTTTTTCAGGACACCGTCAATGCTTTCTACGGCAAGCAGCAGTATCTGTTTAACCCACCGTGGGAAACGCTGGCTTACAACTTCCAGTTCCGTGAGGCGGAGTTAACTCTTGTCAATGGCGTGAACGGTCATGGAAAAACGGAGGTTGTCGGGCATATGGCACTTGAGGCCATGAGGCAGGGGGTAAAAACATGCGTCGCATCGCTTGAACTGAAGCCTGGGGTTTTGCTTAAACGCCTGACCCGGCAGTCTACATGCTGCAAAATGCCACCAGTACTGGAAATCGAATCAGCATTTAAGTTTTACGATGACCGGCTCTGGTTATTTGGCCTGACAGGTACAGCGAAGGCTGAACGCCTGATTGAAATCTTCACATACGCCAGAAGACGCTACGGTATCCAGTTATTCATTATCGACAGCCTTATGAAATGCGGGATCGGTGATGACGACTACAACGGACAGAAAGCGTTTGTTGATGCGTTGTGCGATTTCAAAAACAAAACCAATTCCCACATCATTCTCGTTACTCACTCAAGGAAAGGAGATAGCGAGGAGAAACCCACCGGGAAAATGGACGTAAAAGGCTCAGGAGCGATTACAGACCTCACAGATAACCTGTTTATCATCTGGCGCAATAAAGCTCGCGAGAGAGCGTTACAGCGCGTTTATGCTGGAGAGCAGATTAACGATAAAGACCAGCAGCTTCTTGCTGCACCCGCATCTGTTTTAATGCTGGAGAAGCAGCGTAACGGGGAAGGATGGGAAGGTGGCGTACCGCTATTTCTTGATGAGCAGTCTCACCAGTTCCTGCAAACGGAAGGTGCATCCCCATACAACTACATCGCCAATATGCCGAAATCGGAATATGACGAAGCGTGGCGACAGGAAAACGTTACGGAGTACTGAATGATTAACCGAATAATGCCAGAAATGCTTTTGAATCCCCGCTTCATTGCTGTTTTGAGCAGATGTATCGACGAAGAAGAATTAATTATTCAATTCGAAAGGCTGTCAGGAGTAAGCCGACCACCAAAAAGGCAGCATCCAATAGAACTGATGGTTGATAAAGCGACAGGATTTTATGATGAGCAGTGGAAACTGTTTTTTGAAGCATTTATCCCGTTCGTCTATGAGTTTATATGGCTCACATGGAGAGACCGTGACAATGAGGAGTACTGGCAATGACCATCTACATCACTGAGCTAATAACAGGCCTGCTGGTAATCGCAGGCCTTTTTATTTGGGGAAGAGGGAAGTCATGAATCTGGACGAGCAAGATGCACAAACTATTAGCTCATACATAAGGGCATCAAGACCAGATTACAAAGGTCCGGTGTTCGTAGATTTATCTCGCCTTGAAGAGATTTACATGTGGGAAGCAAGGCTACTTACGCATCTTTTTATTCGCAAGATGACTAGCAACATTACAAAACCAATGTAACTGGAGAGGTGAATATGAGCACACTCGCAGACCTTATTCATGCCGATATGGCGGAAGATGGAGCAAGGCGTAATAGGTACTGGAAATCATCAAGCCTTCCAGTTTGTGAAAGATTCAACCACAGGCCAAAACCAAAACGTAGTCGAAGAGACAAGGTGTTGAAAAAACTCATGCAAATTAACATGGCTGGTTTTGTCAGATTCGTGAGTGAAACGATTAACGGGGATTGATATGGACGAATCAAGAAAGCAGTTTTTGGAATGGTGGAGACACCCTGAGCAAGAAGAGCTTCGGAAAAGTTGCGCTGAGGGATGGGGAGAGAAAATATGGTCTGCTTCACGTTCTGCTATTTCGATTGAGTTGCCAGCAAAAAATGATATCTCCAGCGATGACTACTCCATTCCTGACCTGGTTGATTGGGGTGATGGAAGAAACGCTGGTATTCAGGAATGCGCAGAAGCCATCCGCGCCGCTGGAATCAAAGTGAAGGAGTGAGTATGAGACTGAAGCTACCAGGCTGGCACATCTCGATATCGTGGCAGCCTAAAGTAAAGTGGGGATATTTCTCGTTTTGGTATGATGGGCCAATTAGAGCATTCTGGATAGGCCACATCGCAATAGAATGGTGGTGGCGATGAAACAAACCATCTTCCTTCGAAGTAAGCAGCAACAGCAGTCAGCAATAAACGCCATCCTCGCAATACCCCTAGACGAAAAGTCACCACACGAAGTCCACATCAAAGAGCCCAAGAGAACCAAAGCGCAGAACGACCGTTTATGGCCGATGCTGCATGACGTGTCTCAACAGGTGCTATGGCATGGAAATCGTTACGACGAGGCGGACTGGAAAGACATCTTCACCGCGCTATGGCTGAAGACGAAAAAGCAGAATCAGAGAAGTGCTCCGGGCATTGATGGCGGAGTCGTTATGTTTGGTGTGCGTACCAGCAAAATGCGAAAGGCCAGCATGACAGAACTTATCGAAATCATGTTCTGGTTCGGCTCAGAGCGCAACGTGCGGTGGAGTGATGACTCCCGGCTAGAGTATGAATGGTCACAACGAAAAGGGAAGGCTGCATGACTATCAAATCAAATACGCCAGCACACGACAAGGACTGCTGGCAAACGCCGCTTTGGCTTTTTGATGCACTGGATATTGAGTTTGGATTCTGGCTGGATTCGGCAGCGAGCGACAAAAACACTCTGTGCGCTCACTGGCTAACTGAGGCCGACGACGCGCTCAATTCTGAGTGGTTAAGCCACGGTGCAATCTGGAATAACCCACCGTACAGCAATATCAGGCCGTGGGTGGAAAAAGCCGCTGAGCAGTGCATACAACAGCGACAGACGGTAGTGATGCTTGTGCCAGAGGATATGTCAGTCGGATGGTTCAGCAAGGCTCTGGAGAGTGTCGACGAAGTTCGCATTATCACTGATGGACGGATTAATTTTATCGAACCATCGACAGGGCTGGAGAAGAAGGGAAACAGCAAAGGCTCCATGCTGCTGATTTGGCGACCGTTCATCAGTCCTCGACGGATGTTTACTACCGTATCCAAAGCGACATTGATGGCGATCGGGCAGGGCGTCAGGAGGGCGGCATGAGGCGACAGCGACGAAGTATCACCGACATAATCTGCGAAAACTGCAAATACCTTCCAACGAAACGCTCAAGAAATAAACGCAAGCCAATCCCAAAATAATCTGACGTAAAAACCTTCAACTACACGGCTCACCTGTGGGATATCCGGTGGCTTAGAGAACGCGCGAGGAAAACAAGGTGATTGACCCAAATCGAAGTTACGAACAAGAAAGCGTCGAGCGGGCTTTAACGTGCGCTAACTGCGGTCAGAAGCTGCATGTGCTGGAAGTTCACGTGTGCTCCGATTGCTGCGCAGAACTGATGAGCGATCCGAATAGCTCAATGTACGAGGAAGAAGACGATGGCTAAACCAGCGCGAAGACGATGTAACCGTAAAAGAGAAGATTTAACTGTTAAAAGGATATTTGAGTTACTAAGTTTCGATAAATCTACCGGGGTATTTAGATGGAAAGTTCCCACTCAGGGAAGGATAGCATTAAATAGTGTTGCTGGAACTTTTGATTCCAACGGTTATTCAATGATCATGATAGATGGGCGTAGATATAAAACTCACGTCTTAGTTTTTTACATAACTCATAATCGTTGGCCTGCTGGTCAAATTGACCACGTTAATGGAATTAGGACCGACAATAGGCCAGAAAATTTAAGAGAATGCCTGCCAATAGAAAATTCAAGAAATATAAGGATCCGAAAGAATAGCAAATCAGGTTGCAGAGGAGTTACTTGGCACAAACGACAGAAAAAATGGAATGTTAGGCTAGGTTTCCATGGCAAGAGTAAACACTTCGGATGCTTTGATGATCTGGAGTTAGCGGTACTAGTTGCTGAAGAAGCCCGAGATAAGTATTACGGTGATTTTTCCGGCAACGAAAGGAGCACTTATGCGAATCTATCGAAGGAAATGTAAATGTTGCAATGAATGGTTTATACCAAAATATCAAAATCAATATTGGTGTAATGAGATTTGTGGAACAAAGATAGCACTCGAACGACGAAGCAAAGAACGCGAAAAAGCGGAAAAAGCAGCAGAGAAGAAACGACGACGAGAGGAGCAGAGACAGAAAGATAAACTGAAGATTCGAAAACTCGCCTTAAAGCCCCGCAGTTACTGGATTAAACAAGCCCAACAAGCCGTAAACGCCTTCATCAGAGAAAGAGACCGCGACTTATCATGTATTTCGTGCGGAACGCTCACGTCTGCTCAGTGGGATGCCGGACATTACCGGACAACTGCTGCGGCACCTCAACTCCGATTTGATGAACGCAATATTCACAAGCAATGCGTGGTGTGCAACCAGCACAAAAGTGGAAATCTCGTTCCGTATCGCGTCGAACTGATTAACCGTATCGGGCAAGAAGCAGTAGACGAAATCGAATCAAACCATAACCGCCACCGCTGGACTGTCGAAGAGTGCAAGGCAATCAAGGCGGAGTATCAGCAGAAACTTAAAGACCTGTGTGAAAGCAGAAGTGAGGCAGCATGACTCCATCTATCAAAACCATCCCAGAGTTACTCATTGAGACATACGGAAACCAGACAGAAGTCGCTCGGCGCTTATCGTGCCATCGAAACACAGTCAGGCGTTATCTGTACGACAAAGAAGCCAGGTATCACGCCATCGTTAACGGCGTTTTAATGATTCATCAGGGCGGGAGAGGTGTCTATGACCGTAACCAGCATTAACCAGGCGAAACAGCAGCGTGAACGTGACGAGGCTGAATTACGCAGCGTCAGAGAGATGACGGAGAAACACCAGAAGGCGATGGATTATCTGCATGAGCGAGAGCGTGAACTGGTGAACCGGGTTGGATTGAACAAGCCAGCGGGAGGAGATGCTGCATGAGTATACGAGAATTGAACCTCACTAAAGAGCAGCATGACTGGCTTAATGGGTGGCTTGAGCTATGGGGGGCATGGGTTTATTCAGGAAGACTCGAAAAACGCATGAGCAGCGTTATAGCGCAGTTTATGGAGAGGGTAGAACCATCAAGAGTGATGACAAGGCCAATGTGCAATGATGATGACGGAATGTTGATTTCTCAGGTCGTAGATTCCGTTATGCGCATCGACACAAAGGCCTTTGGCATTCTGCTTAGCTATTACGCACATGGTTCCTCTAAGCGAGCAATTGCATCCTACTATCACGCGACTGCAAAGCCACGCAAGATGTGTGGACGTGGTGGCGAGGGATGGAGAAAACCTTCACTGGCAACCTGTAGAAATGAAATTGACGACATCCTGAAAGCGTCATTATTTTTTTTATACCAGCCAATGCAAAATGCTTTCAAAATGCGTAAACGTGTTGAGAAAGTTAAGCATGTTGTTGTTAAAAGTCTTGACATGTAATTATCCATTTAGCCATAATTAGAGGGTAAGCTGCCGTTAGTGACTCTTAAGTTGCAATGGTGGCTTTTTTATTTGGGTCAGTCGTATAAAGGTCATTACGGAAGGCTGTTAACCTTCTTATCGTGGTTCGAGTCCACGCTGTCCCGCCAAACATGCTGGTTTAGCTCCAATGGTAGAGCAGTCGCCTTGTAAGCGAATGGGTAGCGGTTCAAGTCCGTTAACCAGCACCATAACTGAGCCGTAGCCACTGGCTATCCTGAACTAATCAGTGATAGTTATGCTGCGGCCTTCTACACATGACCTTCGCGAAAGCGGGTGGCAAGAGGTTGCGATAACAACCTCCTGCCGTTTTGCCCGTGCATATCGGTCACGAACAAATCTGATTACTAAACACAGTAGCCTGGATTTGTTCTATCAGTAATCGACCTTATTCCTAATTAAATAGAGCAAATCCCCTTATTGGGGGTAAGACATGAAGATGCCAGAAAAACATGACCTGTTAGCCGCCATTCTCGCGGCAAAGGAACAAGGCATCGGGGCAATCCTTGCGTTTGCAATGGCGTACCTTCGCGGCAGATATAATGGCGGTGCGTTTACAAAAACAGTAATCGACGCAACGATGTGCGCCATTATCGCCTGGTTCATTCGTGACCTTCTCGACTTCGCCGGACTAAGTAGCAATCTCGCTTATATAACGAGCGTGTTCATCGGCTACATCGGTACTGACTCGATTGGTTCGCTTATCAAACGCTTCGCTGCTAAAAAAGCCGGAGTAGAGGATGGTGGAAATCAATAATCAACGTAAGGCGTTCCTCGATATGCTGGCGTGGTCGGAGGGAACTGATAACGGACGTCAGAAAACCAAAAATCATGGTTATGACGTCATTGTAGGCGGGGAGCTATTCACTGATTACTCCGATCACCCTCGCAAACTTGTCACGCTAAACCCAAAACTCAAATCAACAGCCGCCGGACGTTACCAGCTTCTTTCCCGTTGGTGGGATGCCTATCGTAAGCAGCTTGGCCTGAAAGACTTCTCTCCGAAAAGCCAGGACGCTGTGGCACTGCAGCAGATTAAAGAGCGTGGCGCTTTACCGATGATTGACCGCGGTGATATTCGTCAGGCTATCGACCGTTGCAGCAATATCTGGGCTTCACTGCCGGGGGCTGGTTATGGTCAGTTCGAGCATAAGGCTGACAGCCTGATTGCAAAATTCAAAGAAGCAGGCGGAACGGTCAGAGAGATTGAGGTATGAGCAGAGTAACCGCGATTATCTCCGCTCTGGTTATCTGCATCATCGCCTGCCTGTCATGGG